CTTGTTTGGCCATTCGGACTAAACCTCGTGGTAGTTGGTGTTCTTCTACGGTAACTCCGCGGTATTCTTGAGTGAAGTTATCTATAAGCCTGGTTAAATGCATCGATACTCCTTGACTTGTAATCAACAAACCAAGTAATCGAGTAAGTGTGTATTGGGGTCCTTGCTCGTTACTCTCTGGATATAGCGCCATTGCCAGCCATTCCTCGGGGTCTCGGTGGAGAAAACCTGCTACTACTCTGAAACCTAAGAATTTTACATCTGTCGGTTTACCTCGTGCACACTTATTAGCATTGAGATCCATTTTGAGAACGTCTGCCGCAACCAGTGACCATTTCTCTAAATCAATTAAGGATGAGATGCTCTTCGGAAGACTAAAGTAGGAGTCGTCCCCAAGCACTTTGATGTCCGGAACTTGTAATCGGACGTGATCTCTGAAAACTTCTTCTGTTTGGCAATACATTAGGAAGCGAATAACAATCCAGTTGACTATTGAGCCAACTAACTGTGTGAACCAGGAGCCAGAAGGTATGCCATGACTCTTGCGATAGAGATCTCCATTTGGTAAGAGTATAGGTGTATGTATGAAGTATTCTACCATGTTGTCCCATAGATTACTCCATCTCTGAGCTTCTTTTACACCTACTACTTGACCTCGCCAAGTGTTCCATTCGATATTGTTACGGATAATGTCGAAAGCTCTGTAAATCAGTGACTTACTTACACTAGCGTCAAAAGCACTCCAGTCAAGATTAAATGATTCATAGAAGAAGGGATCCTTCGATTCTACTGCCTCAATCACTTTATCAGCGAAGTTGCCTTTAAGCCAGACTTGCGTATTCCACGACTTATATGCTTCAATTAATGGTGCTGCCCAACCGCCTTCAATCAGTAGCATTGCAGCGGGATAGCCCCAGATCAACCTGAGCTTCGGTTTGGATCGATCCGAGACGTGTGTTCGTTTAAAGGCCGAACACGGTGGCCAGGTGATTTTCCAAAAATCGTTACATTTGGCCCAATGAGCCAGAGTTCTGCCCTCCTCTCTGATTAATGGGAGAATCTCTCGCTTTGGACGGTAGTGTGGGAAACCAGAAGACGTCACTGGATCCAGAAGGGGAATTGTGTCGTCCCAGTCCAATCTTGTGACTTTGTACGGCAATCGGAAGGCGTGATGTGCGTCCTTCACCGCCTTGTTCATCTGAACCTGATGCCAAGTGCTCATCTTGTCCATCGAAAAGGGGGTTCGGTTGTACTTCTCTAGGCTCTGGCGAAGCAGCTCTGTCGTCGATTGGAACCTCTTCTTCAGTCTCAGACTTGGATAAATCTGAGGTTCTGTTTTCTTGAGAATCGCGTCGACGAAAAAGTCGAACGGCACTTGCCTTGAATCCTGAGGCCTTGCCTGTAATTTTCCTATCAGTTTGATCGGCATTCATGAAACAACGGAGCTATATTA